GCGGAGGAACCTTGATATTTCAAACGTTGGATGATAAATCGGAATGTGTCGGTATATATGTCGATGGTAAGTTACACTTTGACGATATTCCAACAAATCTAACAAAAACCTGGAAATACACAGGATCCATCATAGATCCAAACGTGGAGTATGCTTCATTGTTGTGTTCTGGTTTGTCTTTAGAAGAGGCATGTTCAGCGGATATGCTTGATGATTTCAAAAGACTCCAGCGCCGTTTTGTGGCGTATCTGAATTCATTTCGAATCGGTAGGATCAATTTGCACGAACATTGCTTTTTTGATTTAGTTCCGAATGACTTTTTGCTGCAGTTTTGTGAAGCAAAGAATCAGATAACAAAGCACGTTTTTGAAAACTTTGAAAAACCAGTAAACTATGATCATTTGGATAAACTAGCAAAATTGTTGTACAAAATCAAATATCAAGATTTGGAAGTTAACAATAAGGACTGTAAAACGTTGTTTTATAATTCGTATGCTCGTGAAAAAATCAAAAAATTGCTCAATGGAAAACGATACATCGATTACAATCTTTTCGGCACTGTGACAGGCAGATTAACCACTGCTCCTGGTTCTTTTCCTATTCTCACGATGATGAAGGAAATGCGGAAGTTGATTAAGCCAAAGAATGACTGGTTTATTTCGCTAGATTACAATGGCGCCGAAGTGAGGACATTTCTGGCATTGTGTGGCGATTCGCAACCACAAGAGGATATTCATGATTGGAATATGAAAAATGTATTTGGTAATCGCACTCTAACAAGGGAAGAAGTGAAGACGACATTCTTTGCGTGGCTATATAATCCAGATTCGAATGACATTAAAAGCAGAGAATACGATAAAAATAAAGCACTTGACAGATGGTATGCCGATGGTAGCGTTACAACGCCCTTTGGCCGTAAATTGATGGTTGGAGAGAAGAAAGCGCTAAACTATCTCGTGCAGAGCACAACGGCAGATTTGGTATTGGAAAAAGCTGTTCAAATTGATGAATTATTAATCGGTAAGAAATCATTCATTTCGCATATTGTCCATGACGAAATTGTATTGGATGTTACCGACGATGAGCGTGATTATATTGTTGATATTAAAAAGGTATTTTCAGAAAATCGATTGGGCAATTATTTAGTTAATTTGAAGGCTGGTAAGAACTATTTAGAGTTAGAAGATCTTAAACTATGATATCAATTATTGGATTAGGAAATGCGGCGTCTGCTATCGCAGAAAAGTTTGCTGATACATCAAATTATAATGTGTATTTAATGAACAGTAACGTATCACGCGCATCTAAGTATAAGTTTAAATTGAAGAAATACGACAAGCCAGAGGAATATGAAGAGAACATTCCGAATGTTAAAAAGTTCTTCAAAGACATTGATAATGATGTGCAGTTTATTGTTATGGGGGCATCGTATAGTTCAAATTATGCTCTTGGGATACTTGAACAAATTAAAGATAAAAAGGTAAATGTTTTTTATATTAAACCTGACACTGAGTTGCTTACTGGTGTTCCTCGATTGGTTGAGAAAGCTGTTTTTGGTATTTTACAAGAGTATGCTCGTTCTGGGCTTTTAAACTCCATTACTTTGTTTTCGAATTTAAATTTGGAAAACATACTACAAAACGTTCCAGTTAAGGATTATTATGATACCTTGAACAGTTCGATTTTTTCGACAATGCATTATTTAAATTTCTTTGAACATACAGAACCAGAAATCGGACAAGTTTCAAAGCCATCTGAGATTAATCGTATTAGATCGATTGCAATGTTGAATATGAAAACTCTTGAAGAAAAGTGGTGCTTTCCGCTTGACATCGATAGAGAGTTGTGTTATTATATGTGTATAAACGAAAAACGAATGAGAGAAGAAGGAGGGCTTCACAAGAAGTTGGTGAATATTTTGAAAGAAAAGCCGAGAAATGCTTTTCGGAAAATCTCGTATGCTATATACGAGACATCACTAGAACAAGACTTTGGCTTTTGCATTAGCCACACCAATGCAATCCAAAATAACGCTTGACATGCTACGTTGAGTGTTTTATAATAAAGTAACAAGGAACGCTTGTTGCGAACTCATAAACATCAAAAAAAGGAGATAAATTATGGGAATCAATATGGAACTAATGAAAAAGAAACTCGCTGCATTGCGAGGGGAGAATACCAGCGATAACACATCTGTCTGGTTTCGCCCAGATGAAGGAGACACTGATATTCGTATCGTGCCTACTGCAGATGGCGATCCGTTGAAAGAGGTGTCTTTCCACTATAACGTTGGAGATCATCGCGGAGGTATTATGTGTCCGAAACGTAATTTTGGCGACAATTGCCCAATTTGCGAATTTGCGTCTTCATTATGGCGTGAAGGTACACAAAACAATGACGAGGAGAGTAAAAAGTTGGCTAAGTCGCTTTTTGTTCGTGCTCGTTTTTTCTCACCTGTCGTCGTTCGCGGCAGAGAGAGTGAAGGAATCAAGGTATATGGTTATGGGAAGCAAGCTTATGAATTGCTTTTGGGATACATTCTTGATCCAGAATATGGTGATGTCACAGATACCTCTGAGGGTACTGATATCACTCTTACTTACACTAAGCCTACTAAGCCCGGTGCTTACCCTCAGACAAATCTAAAAATGCGTCGTAATACATCGGCTCTGTTGGAAGATGAGCAAGCGATCCCCGCCCTCCTTGATCGTATGCCTGATTTTGACTCTCTTTTCGAGCGTCTTTCTTCCACACAGATCGACGCGATTCTCGATGAACAATTAGCTGGCGACAAAACTGCCGAAGAGCGTTCAACTGAGACTGCCAAGTATGGTCCCGCTGACGGAAAAAGCGAAGTTGACCGAGCGTTTAATGAATTAATGGCAGGAAAATAGTCTAGATTTGTTCCCACAGGGAGGCACAGGGTTATCAGGTGCCTCATATTTTTAATAAATGTTTTTCATTTTCAATCATAGCGATTGGAATATAATATCAATATAAAGGAGAATATAATGAAAAAACAAAAAACAATAGAATATAACAGACGAGATATATCATCCGATCCGAATCATCTCTACAGCCATGTCGTTGGTGCGCTTGGAGGTACAATGAAAGAATCGTTTATGGAATTAATAGATAATTCTGTGGATGCTGACGCGTCAGATATAAGACTTATTATTGATTCACCTAATAAGAATCAAAAGAGTAAGCTTGCAAGATTTATCATTGTTGATGATGGATACGGTATGGATGGCAAACAGTTGGATAAGTCATTTACATTTGCAGCAGCTAACTACCATTCTAATGGTGATATTGGTAAGTTTGGTGCTGGTGGTACGGCTGCTTTTTTTAAGCTGGCTCGAAAGAAAACAGTTCTTACGAAAACAAAAATAGGGGAGTTGCTTGTTCAATGCCACGAAGTGCAACCAGAAGATCCACTAAATGTGTATCGATTGGATCCAACTCCCGACCATTGGAAAATGTTTTCAGAATATTGTGATAATAGCGGCACTGTAGTCATTCTTGAAGATATTCTTGATTTAGAGCGCACACGCCCACACGATATTAGAAACGACATGCTTAAAGCTATTGGAGAAACATATCACAATAGACTTCTAAGATGAAGATATCCGTTGAGACTAGTTCTAATAATGTTGAAGAAATACATTCCAACACACCAGTTGAACCCTGTGATCCATTGCATTGGGGCAGTCCAGCGGTTCTTGAGAAAAGAAAAGAAACACTTTCACGCACAGATGAACACGGCAACCAACATACTATCATTGTTAGAATGGTGTATTTGGATTTGGAGAAATTAAAAGGAAGGAGTTCAGGCGCCGGCAAAAAGCAAGGTATATATTTTTCACGAGAAAATAGGATTATTTCACATTCTGCTTCTTGCGCTTTGTGGCCAAATCGCCATTCGATCCTTAATCCTCTTCGTGTAGAGATTGAATACCCGGCTGCTCTGGATTCTGTTTTCGGTACTTCGGCATTTAAGAATCGTGTTAAACTTCCACAAACTTTAGTTGATCAACTTGGTTGTATTAAAAACTTCAGAGTAGAAATGGATAAGAAAATTAGAGATAAATCGAAAATGACTCCAGAGTCTACACAGAAGATAAATGAGAATACGGAGGATTTTTTTAAAAAAATACTTCGCGAATCCCCGTCTGAACTACCAAAAGCACGTGGCTCTGGTAGTAAAAATAACGGAGGTGGCGGTACACCTCCG